TTTAGAAAGTACAGTGCCTATCTTGGAGATGTCGTATCAGCCCCAAGTCTTAAACATCCGCAGCAGATCTTCACCATACAAAATGGAAAGATCGTGGCACCTGTTAGTGCTATTAAATCGATTGGGCCTGCAATTGTCAACGAATTGGTTAGTAAAGGACCCTTCCAATCAATTGAGGATTATGTTCTACGCGTCAATCACTCGAGAGTTAACATCGGATCGATGAGTGCTCTCATTAAAGCTAGAGCTGCCGATGATCTCATGGACGAAACGGTGTCAGACTATGGACAGCGTCGCAAGGCATTTATGGAAAAATATCTTTCTCTAAGAAAGAGTAAGTCAGAGTTTAAAGAGGACATGTTTGATATGAGCCCGCTCAATATTTTCCTTCAAGAAAAGGAGTATAACCAGTCGTTCAATAAGTCTCTTCTGGGATCTACGGAAATTGGTAAGACATTAGAGAGCAAATGGCCAGGTTTAAAGTCTACAGGTCGCAAGGGCGTTCCCTATATCATGCAGGGTGGTGATGGTCCAGAGACATATGTATTGGGTAATATCAAAGTTGCTGAAGGTTTCTTGAACAAAGGTTTCGATAAAGAAGTTGGAATGATGCTGCTGTTTGATAGTTCAAACTACAAGTCTGGTGTTTCTAAGAAGGGCAAGCCTTGGCATCGAGTTTCTGTGATGTTAACAGATGGCTATAACACTCTTGAGGCAACACTGTGGGATGCTAAGAAAGCTTTTGGCTGGAACAAGGATACTGTAGTTTATGTCAGCGGAGAATTAAAAGCTGGATGGAAAACACCAGTAAGTTTAAACATATCAGAGATCACGAAGGTAGAATAAGATTTCAATAAGGAGAAATTATGGGACAATTTTTGGTGGTAGAAGAAGCACCTGAATCTGTAGGTCAGGGTGAGTATGTTATTGAGCAACCTAACTTTTTGAAGGAAATTGCACTTCATAAAACTAAGACACCAAAGAACGGTCTCACTGGTGCGTTCCACCTGAGAATGATTCTTGATACCATTGCCCAGAACTATGATCCTCAAAACATGACTGCCTATTCTTGTAAGGTTCATCACTATGAGGGTCGACCGTTCAGCACAGACCAAGAGCTTAACTCAATCCTTGTTGAGATGTTACAAAAAGATTATCCAGCTGTGTTTACTAAGTATCTTGACAAGAGAATCAAAACGCGCCCAAAGGGTGCAGAGAAGATCTTCTACGTAGAGTCTGGTCTATCAGATGCTGCAGAAGTTTTCTACAACAACGGATTTAGCGAAGCAACCGAATAAGAGGAAAAATGACGACGGTTATAAACCTACTAGGCGGTAGTGGTATCGGTAAGACCACTACAGCGGCGCATCTCTTTGCCGAAATGAAATACAGTGGACTCCACTGTGAACTAGTTAGAGAGTACGTAAAGCAGTGGGCTTGGGAAGGTAAGAAGATTGGACCATTCGACCAGATGTATATTCTGGGTAAGCAATCTAAGTACGAATCTATGTTGTATGGCAAAGTCGATTACATAGTTACTGACTCACCTTTACTACTGTGTCCAATATATGAGCGATTCTATTCCAATAAGGATTGTGTTGGTCCAGCGGCTATAAACTTCCTTGAGGACGCTAAGACTAAAGGTGTAAAACATCTCAATTTTCTCCTTAAGCGCAATAAGCATTTCGATACTCGCGGTAGATTTGAAGATCTTGAGACTGCTCAAAAAGTAGATGCAGCTGTGAAGAACTATCTGGTTGAAAAAGAAATTCCGTTTGTCGAACTCAACAACGACGATAGAGCTCGCGTCGATGAGATTTTAGCTAATGTTTTCACTCAAAAATAGCACATCTGTATAAGATTATGGTATAATTAAATCACGGCAATTACGCTGTTGAATGAATAACCTATGAAGGAGTATCTATGTCTAATAATGGCAAGATTAAAATCAACCTTGATTCTCTCAAAAGTCGTCGTGAGTGGAAACGACACAAAGTAAAAGACGGTCATAACGTCTATCGAATTCTCCCGCCCTTCGGCGAAGCATCAAATGGATATCCGTATCGAAAGTGGTCAGTTATCTGGGGCTTATTTGACCCTGAATCTGGTCGCGCTCGTCCATTTGCGTCTTCTCTGACAAGCGAGAAGAAATGTCCAGTATTTGAGTATGTTCAAAACCTCAAGAAGCGCGCAGAACAACTCAAAGGCCAGATGCAAGCAGCTGGTGAGTCTGAAGAGGCAATCAAAGAGCGTCTCACAGCACTAAACAAACTTATCTCTGATCTGAACCCCAAGAATGTCTATGTTTATAACGCTGCTGATCAAGCAGGTGAAGTTGGACTTCTTGAGTTGAAAGCAACTGCTCACAAGGCCATGAAGACTGAGATGAGTCAGTATGTCACCGATTACAACCAAGATCCTACGTCTTTGAACTCTGATGATAACGATTCAGGTGTTTGGTTTGATGTTATTCGAACTGGACAGGGTCGTGATACAGAGTACGACGTTAAGAAGATGCAGAACAAGGTAAAGAAAGCAACTGGTGGATTCTCTTTTGAAGACGACCGTTCTCCTCTGCCTGATTCAGTTGTTGAAAACTATGAAAACTTAGCGTATGATCTCACTGCAATATATCAAGTTAAGACATATGAAGAGCTTCAAGAAATCTTAGAAGCCAATATGGCTTCGATCGTAGAGGCATGTCCAGATGCAGATCTGTATGCTACGTTGGCCTTTGAAAAGAATGTTCTCGGTCAGACTACAGCTAAGTCTACTCCAGCAAGAACTAATTCCCCAACGGGAACTGGCACAACTGTAGCTAAGAAACCTGCTGCAACAGTGACTACTCGTTTCGACGATGCTGACGATGAGGGTGATGAAGTAACCACTCCTGCGCCGGTTAGAAACGGCAATGGTGCTGCAAAAGTTTCTGCCAAAGCGAATCTAAACCTTGACGACGACTTTCTAGCAGAAGCCGACGCACTTCTTAACTCGTAAGTTGGGAATAGATATGGAAGATAAGGCACTGGCGTCGATAGACGTCACTGCACTTGTAACATATCTCAGTAAAGTACGAGAGATTGCATCTGTCACTAAGATGATGGGTGCAGTCTATCTAAGAGACTTTATTGAGGGACAAGACGTTGCGGGTGCACTACTAGCAAAAGCTATACAAGCGGATATCAGGGCGAAAGCTCGCCTTGAACAGGCTGAAGCAGTTGCCTACCTTGACAACGCCTCAGACTATTTAAAAGCAAAGAACATTAAGGATACCGCTGACGCTCGCAAGATGTATGTGGACGTTGACCAAGCTGTTATCGATGCTAAAGACAATAAAGCAAAGACAGAGGCTTTGGTATCATTAATGAAGAACAAATTATCTATCCTGCGACAGGCCCACGACGATCTAAAGAAGATCCTGTACGGTGATAGTCACATGACTGGATATGAGGGAATGTAATATGTCTAAATGGATGAGTAAATTAACAAGTGATTTTGGTGTTATAGCGGCAGAGCTCAATAATAAGCTTCCACCTCCAGTTCCATCGCGATCTCCGTCTTTGAACTGGGCCACAGCAATCGGCGGGTTTCAACCCGGTAAAGTATCAGTTGTTTACGGTCCTGAGAGCTGTGGTAAATCTCTTCTAGCTATGATGGCAATAGCTGATTATCAAAGGATGGATGCAGATGCTATTTTCATATGGTTTGATGCTGAATTTTCTTTTAACCTACCTTTGTTCATCAAAATCGGAGGAGATCCAAAACGTCTTATCGTTCGTAAGTCGAATGACCCGCTCAAGATCTTCGACTATATGGGTGGTGAAATGTTGGAAGCTCTACAAGAAGGAGCCCCAATCCGTGGGATCGTTATTGATTCTATTAAAGCAATTCGGTATCCCAAAGAAACAAACATGAAGCAAACGACTGACCAGAAGATGGGTGGAACTGGCGCAAGCTACCTTCCAAGTACTCTTAAGCTGGTTATTCCGATCATCGCTGAATACAACCTGTTGACGTTCTTCATCCAGCAAGTCACTATGGAAATTGATCCGATGAAAGCATTGCGCAACCCGTATGTCATCACTGAAGGTCGCGCGCTGAAGCACGCCTCTGACATCATGCTGGAGATGGTGAAGCTAGATACTAAGAACGGTATCCTTGAGTCTGGAGAGACTATCTCTGGTGCTGCACAGCAGACAGGTCATAAGGTTCGCATCAAGGTTAAGAAGAACCGTCTAGGGGCTCCAGCACGTATGGCTCAGTTTACGTACCACTACGATAATGGCATCATCGACACAGATACTGAGATCTTTGAGCTTGGTAAGTCACTTGGTGTTGTATTTCATCCTAAGAACCCAGAGACAGGCAAAGAGAACGTCCAGATGTGGCAGGTGGGTAACCATGAACCAATTCGTGGTGAAGCAAACATGTTAGCCTTCGTTAAAGCCTCTAAGTCTGTTCAAGGTGAAATCCTTGATGCATGCTACCGACATGTTGATGCAAACACTCAACTAGACGCAGATGGCGTTGTGGTCGATGAGAACGCTTTAGCTAATCTAGATATTGAGTTGTAATATGAAGTATGTTAGTAAGACATTTCAAGTATATGATGAAGACATTAATTCTTGGATGGAAAATTTAGTATCTCAAGGATACAGACTGTTTAATTTTAAGGCAGTTGGCAGCTCTTCTGTCATGATAATTATGGAGAAATTATGAAGTTTTTGTTATTTTCACTGTTGCTATTATCAGGATGCTCTTATTACTCTAAGTCCACTAGAAACGAACTAGAACTTAAAGGCAAGAGTTTATGCGCATGTCAGGGTGGTTTATGGTACATGAAATATTGGGATACTATGGGTGTTGATGCCCATTGTAATAATGGAGCGTCATTTAGTGACATTGACAAATTGGATATTGTAGATCCAGGTTGCTCATGATCAAAGAACTTTGTGATGTTATGGAGAGATGCTACGAGCGCGGGTGGATAACCACTCGCGACGGCAATGCTTCATTCAAGCGCAAAGGAAGTAATTATATCTATATAACACCGTCTGGTGGGCGCAAAAACGTTCTTAGGGTTGAAGACATAATCAGAATGGAACAGCGCAATGGCGAACTAATTGTTCCTGAGGGTTGTAAACCTTCTGGTGAACTAGAGATGCACTACGCATTACAAAAATTTGCTTCTAAAACTCGATCAGTACTTCATGTTCACCCAACACACGTTGTTGCAGCTATGTATGCTGGTTTTCAGTTAGATGAACTGGCAAAGCAGTTTCCAGAGATCCACAGATACACTAAGGTCGCTAAGAATGTCCCAGTTGTTCCAGCTACATCGTTGATGCTAGCTAATGCAACCTATTTTCACATGTGCGAGGGAAGTCCAAACCTAATTAAATCATCTCCAGAGGACTGCCTTATGTTTGATATCGTTGGGCAAGACCGACATGGTGTTTGCGCCGTTGCTAGAGATCCCTGGAGCGCTTATGAGCACGTAGAACGTCTAGATCACATCTGCGAGATCGTTCTTAAATCTGGTGTGCGCCCATGACATTCTTTACATCTGACCATCACTTCTGGCATGCGAATGTCATCAAATACTGCACTAGACCATTCTCCTCTGTTGAGGAGATGAACGAGATGATGATAAAGTACTGGAACGATACAGTTGGTCCAGATGATACAGTCTATTGTCTAGGTGACTTCTCTATGGCTTTTAGAGCAGTAGAGCTATATTCACGCAGACTTAACGGTACCAAGTACTTAGTTCCCGGTAATCACGACTTCTGTCATTCCTACCACAAGAAGAGTCGCAACGAAGAACAAAGAAAATTTTGGACCAAGAAGTATGAAGATCATGGCTGGATTGTTCTTCCAGAGCAAACTACACTAGATATCCCAGGTGTAGCTATAGTGAACCTTTGTCATCATCCATATACCTTGATAGGTCCGGGCGACGATAAGTATTTGAGGTGGCGACCTAAAGATGATGGTAGATGGCTTCTATGTGGACATATCCATCAACATTGGCAAATTCAAAATAAAATGATAAATGTTGGTGTTGATGTTTGGAATTTTCGCCCAGTTTCAATTGAAGATATAAAGAATATTATTTTAGCATGAAAATATGCAGATTGTGCAACTTACAATTAAATATCGAATGTTTTGCTAAACGAAGAGCAATTTGTAGATCTTGTAGAGGCGCACACTATAACGGATGGGGCAAAATATAAATGAAATATTTTATTAAAGCTAGTATTTTTGCACTATATATATCTTTATCATCACTTATTACAGTCTTCTCTTACAAGTACTTCTCTCGTGATAAATTTTCAATACCTAAAGTGGATGAGTGCTATGAGAGGGTTTATCTTAATGCCGATAAGAGCACCACCTATGAGATAAGAAAAGTTATTAAGATAAACCCCGAAGATAAATACAATGCCGTTACATATGTTTATAATTTTCTTGGTGAAGATGGTTTTGAAAAAGGTAAGTGGTACTATCTCGAACTTCTGTGCAGTGAGTCAGTGAATACATTCTTTGCTGACGGTGTAGACTTTGTAACAGTTCACAAGACAAATTGCCCATGGTGATATCATGAAAGTTTTATTTATAGGTGACCCTCATTTAAAGATTACTCGCTTTGATCTAGCCAAGCAGTTTCTTACTTGGGTAGACTCTGTTGTGGAGAAGCACAAGCCAGATCTTATAGTTAATCTTGGTGATACGTTCGATACCCATGCAGTCCTGCGCTCTGAGATCATGACAGAGTTCATGAACCATGTAGATAAGTGCAGGAAGATTGCACCATATGTTTATCTGTTAGGTAACCACGACATGTACAAACCCAACGACGCTAAGTACCACGCTCTCAGCCACATGGTTGGGAAAATTCAAAACTTCACCATTATAGATAGGATCATGGACTATGGAAATATCACATTCGTGCCTTACCAGCACAACATCGACAACTTCCCTAAGCAGACACGACCTCTTTGTGTTGCACACCAAGATTTTAAAGGGGCAGACTACGGAGACATCACAACGAAGAATGGAGTCGATCCACTTGGCATTGAGGGCGTTGAGTTCATCATCTCTGGGCATATTCACAAGCGCCAACGAATCAATTATGATTCCGTCACAGCTTCTGGGAGACAAGTATTTTATGTCGGCTCTCCGTTTTCTCAGAGTGCTTCAGATATTAATCAGATCAAAGGGGTTTCAATCATCGATCTAGAAACTTTGAAAGAAGAGTTTATAGTTTGTCCACTTCCTGTATGGCGAGGACTTAAATATGAACTTTCTCCTGTATTCTCTGCCGAGGAGATGCATGAAGACATCGTTCATGAATTAAATGACACAGACCATTGGGTAATTGAGATCACTGGACCTAAAGCAGAAGTACTTGGCTATCTTGGATCTAAAAAAGGCAAAAGTATAGTGACCGGTCGTGACGTAAAAATCAAGACCGTGTTCACGGACAAAGAGAAGAGACAAGTTCGCATCGAAGCTTTATCACTTGATCATATTGTATCAGAGTATATAGATAAGGTGTATTCAGGTGCAATAGATAAAGATACGTTGAAATCTAAAGCGAATGAAGTTTTCAAGTCACTCAATAACGGCTCTCACCTGGTATAATGATGCTAGGTGAGAACACACCTTGAGGAAGTAGTATGGAACAAAAGGGAATAAACTTGGAAGAATACGTCGATCAGAGACGATGGCTGTTGAATAACGGCCTTGTCACTGACGATATTCAAAACCAGCTGTTCTTTTATGGCTCTGTAGTCCACAGGGATGTACAAGCGGTTGAGGTAGAAATCGAAGCCGAAAAAAAGATCATTGACTATAAAATATATGTCAATAAAGATCTCTTAAGTAAAATTAAGAAGTACGAAGTTCTCTCTAAGTCAGACAGTCTATTTGGCCTCTGGCGCTTCAAACGACTCCTTAAGAAGGAAGGATCGTTGGACTTTCAGGCCGTTCTTGATAATTTTGTCAAAGAACTCTGTGGTCCTAAATGGCAAGCGCGGGCACAAACTGTTGACTTTGAAAGCTACATAGAAAAGCTTGGAGAACACAGTGAGACCGACAGCGGAAGTCGACAACCTGATCAACTGCCTGACTAACGACGAAGATTTAAGGCAGGATCTTTGGGTACATTATTTGAGTGGAAACTCAACAGAATCCCTTTCTTTACATCTTGACAAGATACGAACAGAATATTCAGACGATATAAAACTTAGAAACGCCATCTGGCAATTAATTCACAATCCACCATCAGACAAACTTACTAATATAATTGATAACTTCACAGACTTTGAACGAAGTTTAATATGTCTGTTAATGTTGGGACTCTGTGTTAATAAAATTTCGGTAATTAAAGGTATCAGTGAGGTGCGCATTAGGCAATCCATAGCAAGTATAGGGTATAATTCTTGCTGGAGTATCTATGGCATTGAAGAGAAACCTATCAGATGAACAAAAGCACGGTCTCACAGAAGAAGAGATCAAGTTAGCCACTAAGTATCTTAGAAAGAACAAGACAGCTGGAGCCCTGAAGGATCTTGAG